GCTTTAACGTCAGCTAAAGTACCACTAGAAGCTTGGTTCTTAGCCTCAAGACCATACTCCACGACTAACATCTGTCGCACAGAGTCGCCTGACTTAGCCAGTGCCTCTGTCTTAAAAGGTCGTAGGTAAGCTACAGACCAGTAGTCAAAGTCTAAAAAGAACACATCCGCATCACGGAATTGGTTACGGTCACTCACAATTTTGAACGTGCCAAAATCGCTGACATATACATCAACCGCTGAAATAACGTGAGCAGGTTTGTCACCATCCGCTGCAGTACGCATAGGAACACTAACATTCGCAGTAGCAGGTTGTGTTGACAAAGCTGAGATGGCTTGCTTAATGGTTGGTTTGCATAAAATAACATCGGGATCACCACCAGCCTCATGCACCTTCTTGATCACGCTTCTAATACCAGCTTCCGTAATGGAAGCAGTAGCAGTCGCGGAAACAGGTGCAGTCGTACCCGTGGCACCAGCAGTCGGTGAACCACTTGTCGGGTTCATAGAAACATAACCCGAATTCAACCAAGTACTGAGTCCAGCACTTCGCCTAGCTTCTGTGGAGTCACCAACAAGCAGGATTACATTGTTCGTCAACATATATTCTATGTCACGCTTCATCTGCTTGGCTTTCTTCGCTAACTGGTAAGCTTGCGAATTTTTTCTGCCAGCATAATCTACTGCCTGGTTGGTTCCTGATGTCTGAATTGTGTAAACACTTATCTGGGTGTAATTATTCAATCGCACTGGATTGGCCCTTGCATCATTTGACGGGTCATTACCTTCTATCTGCTGGTTCGTGGAACCTGCAGCGATAGTATCGGTCTGCCATTCAAATTTAGTTGAATCAGCTGTAGTCCTACCACAACCGCTAAAAAAGGGAGTATCCATAGGAGCGATATTATAAATTACGTTCGACAAGTCTTCCCTGATACCTACAGCACCGTAGGTAATGGAAGTGTTTGTTGGAAGTGCCATAATTTTTTTCTCCTAATTTTGTATATCTACAAAGTCCTCCAAGAGAACAGCTGCATCTCTGTAGTGTCCACTAGCTCGGAGTCTTTTCATATTCGCAGCCCTCTTTGATTTGTCGCTGTCAGACTTCTGCACACCTTTGCCACTCCTGGTGACTTTGGGTTTGTTCTTTATCTTTTTAGACTTAACTGTTTTGACTTTCTTCTGGTCATCTTCCCAAGCTTTAGCTTGCATTAAGATTAGAATAGAACGGTGATCAAAAAGCTGTGCTAACTCTTCCTCGGCAAAGCCCTTGGTAAAAGCGAACTGTCTCAGTTCACCAGCAATCGCTTTCTGTTTCACTGGATCTCCCCAATCGGGAAGGATACTGACTAACTTTTGATGTTCAGTCTGTGCCCAGTTTTGAAACTGATGTTGCTGTTCAGCATTTTGCTTTTCTGCTTCTTGTGCGTGTGTCTGTTTTAGTTTCTGAACACTGTTCTGGGCTTCTCGGAAGTCATCTCTCTTTGTAAGATATTCTTCCTTGTCTTCGGTTTTTAACCGTTCCCAATCAATGTTCTCAAATTCCTGTAACGAGGAGAGACTAAGCTGTACTCCTTGCGCTAAAGAATTGATATACTGCTGTCGAGCTTCCTGAGTCGCTGCAACTTCGGTCTGGTAGAACTGTGCTGCCTGATCTAGTTGTGAGCGGTACTGACTTAGCTCTTGTGTCTTTTTTGTGTAGTCTGCCTGTCGAGAGTATCCCTTAATGAGTTCATCTTCAGTAACCTCATGGTCTTCTCCGTTTATCTTAACGGTGTAGACATCAGGTGTGTCAACCTCCTCTTCAGTTTCTTCTTCTTCAGGTGACTCTTCCCCTTCATCCTCTGATTCCTCTTCAGCTTCTTCAGCTTCGGGTTCATCTTCGGATGCTTCGGGTTCGCCTTCAGATACTTCCTCTGATGGTTGTGCTTCCTCGGTTTCTGGTTTCTCCTTTTCAGGGTCCATCAAACCAAGAATAGCTGTCTCTGCTTCTATAATGCTACCCTCACCTGGGGGTAGTGCTATATCGTGCGGGGCGACCTGCTTATCCGCTGCCATTTTTTATTCTCCTATAGTTGGTATTGCTGCATTTTCTCAGCCATCTGTCCAGTTTCCAAAATGGATTGAAGATGGATGCGAAGTCTATCCAGCAGTCTCATAGCTAACCAAAGTGATTCTCTGGTTTCCTTATCACCGGTACCTGACTGTTTCCAGGTATCCAGTAAATCTTTTTCAAGTGTTTCAAATGCCTCTACAATGAGAGGATCGTTTAGTAGAGATTGCGCTCTACGCGCTCTGTCATCCAATTGCTACGGGTCTCCCTTGCTCAGCTTCAAGCTGGATCTCTGCCATCTTCAGGTTAGCGTCAACCTGTGTCTTCATGGTTTCCAGTTCTATCCTCTGCTGTTTTATGTTAATGTCGGCAGCTTTGATTTCAATCTCTTTCTGTTTTAGCTGCATCTCCATTTGCTCTATTGATTCCTTGGGATCAGGTTGGTCAGGTATCTGATCGGGATCAGTCAAGAAGTCTTCAACGTTCTGGAAGCCCATATTCTTTATGAGTGCTGCTCCCATGTTATAAAGATTCTTCTGATTCACAATCTTCAGACCACCCTTCATTGCATCCCCTGCAAATGAAAGCATAGTGGAAAGGTGCATCATCTGTTGATCACGATTACCGCTTCCTATTCCTACGGAAACAGTACAATCGTATTTATCCTGCCACATGTCTGGTCTGACTGTGACGAAAGTATTTCTCAGCCTGATGATCCTTTCGTGATCCTGGTTCTTTTGGATTAACTCAAATATATTGAGCATCAACTCCTTCACACCTGTTTCTGCGAAACTCCTGGCAATCAGTTCAACACGGGACTGTGCTGCTGTCATCGTGGCAGAGACAGCCTGTGCTGTGGTGTGGGAGGTTAGTGCATTTTCATTTAGACCCTGGCTGTACTTGCTTACACCGGATCTTGATTCTCTCAGCTTGTCAAGGTAGTCAAGCATCTGGAATGAACTTTGTTCAAGCTGTGGTGTGGCTAACGGCATGATAGCGTTTGGTGACTTGACTCGCACTATACCGCCCGGTCTTTGCGTGAGCAAATCATCCAAGTTAGCCTGACCCTCTAGTATAGCATATCTACCAAAGTTCTGGTTGTACATGTTATCCATGAGGTTTCGTGTCAATACAGATTTTATCAACTGAATTGACATGACAAGATCCGCAATCGACAAGCCAAAGAACTTATGCGGAATCTTAATGGGGGTAACACTTACAAATGGAATCCTGTCAATGAGGTCATTCTCAAGGATCTGGCTACCAACAGTGGTGATCTTCCTGAGTTCCGCAATCCCATCACCATCTTCATCTATGCGGATGTAACTCTCATGCAGCCAGTATGACTTTAACTCTTCACTATCAGCAGCATCACCCCAGCCTGACCAGAACTTAGCGGAGTCATCAAACTCATACCGTGATAACCTTTCTGCGGAGAACGCATCTATATCCGTATCTCCACCACCCATTGCCTCTACATCATCTATATCAAATCCCATCTCCCTTAATTGGGACATAGTTTTCAGAACCCGGTGACAGACAAATCTTGCATCCTGTATTGTCTTGGATTCCCTTGAGATTAAGAATTCATCAGGTGGAACATTCTCTATCTTTACTCTTCCTGACTGTCTCCTTCGTTTAATGGTGACATCATGGAATTCACCCTCTTCCTCCATTCGTGGAGTGTGCTCGATGATCTCAACATCATCATTCATAATGAGCATGTTGAATTCTACTTCATCGAGATTGTTGTACTCCTCACGATTCCAATCCTCTGTCTCATCCCACCAACACTTAACGATACCATTCTTTTGTAGAAGTGCATCAGTGAACCAGGAGTAAAGGATTTCCCAACCAGGGTTGTCACGCATGAAAACATAATTAACGTAATCCGTGGCTTGCTTGGCTGACTCTACATCCTCTGGACCCTGCGGATTAAACACAACCACCTCATCACCTGACGCAAAGATCTTCATCAGGGAAGGTTTTATCCATTCAATCGTATCCATGACACTGGAGTCTACATACTGGCTTCTTCCTTCCACCTCATTTCCAAAGGGAAGACCATAGTAGTAGAGCATAGCATCTTCACGCTGTTTGGAGATCTCACCACCATACCCAAGTGAGTCTGTTATCTCTCCTTGTATTCTACTTAGAATTTCGTCATCAGTTAGTTTCATACAATGCCCATGTTTTTATATTCAATTTCCTTACTCCAGTCTTCTTCTCCACCGGAGATTCCAAATCTATCCATTGATTGAAATGCGTACCTTGTTGCTGACATTAAGTCATCCCTTACGGGTACGATTTTCCCTGCCTTCCTGTGATACATCCTAAACTCCTCAAACCAGTCAGAAAGTGTGGAAAACACCTTAAATCGGTCATTTTCCATAGCTTGAAGCATAGCCATTATGCCTGTTTCTATGGAGTTTCCACCCTTCTTTTCCCCTAAAGCGGGGGGATTTGTGAAGTGATCAAGGAGCATGTTGATGCCATGACTCCTATATTGGTCTGCTAGACCTGGATTCCCCATAGAATCCTTCCTATTTCCGTCATGGGGGAATACCATTGGTATCCAATTGGGTCTGGTTTTGATGTAACCAGAGTGAACGTGCGGTGTGGCTTTGGACATTCTATGACAATCGTAGAGATAGTAAGTATCTTCTTCTCTGTCCCACGCTAACCACACTACTGCTGTAGGATGATCGTAACCAAAGTCTATCGCTGACAGTCTAGCCCACTCCATCGGTATCTCAAACGGTTCTATTATAACCTTGTCTTCCTGTACAGGGAAGACTAAGCCCGAACCTATAGAGGGTCTACCGTATCTTCTCATCTCCCTCTCATGGGGAGAATAGGAAGACAGGATCTGCTCCATAACAGATTCGTTAAGATGCCCATTCTGTCCATTCATGGAGATGACTTTCTCTGAAGCATCATCCCATGTTGCGTTGGTTAAAGACTGTCCTTGTTGAAGGTTGTTCATAAAGGATGCAACTGTCTCTGTCATTCCTTGTTCGGGGGTGAATGTCATATAAACCATCCCCCTCCTGTCAAGCGTTCGGGTTACAGCTTGCGAGTATATATCCCTTGAAGGTTCCTCGTCAAGCCAGATCACATCTACGGATCTACCCTGCCACTTCTCTACTCCCATCTCATAGGCTTTGAAGAATAAAGAAGAGTTCCCTCCGCTAACATGCTTAATGAGTGCCACACTCTTAGCGTTAGGTACTCCAGGTTTTCTCTCGGTCTTTATTATTAGATTTTTCGGTATAGTACCGGAACCGAAAGCTTCTGGATCATCGGGGGAACCCAATAATTCAAACTGAACAATGTCTCTGGTTGTCTCGTTGGAGACACCACCAGCCCATGCTATCACGGGTTGGCGATAAGTTCTGCCTTTCCACCAATCTGGATAGAATCCAGTTAAGTGATAGGAAAGCTCCATACTACCACAGAATGATTTTCCAATTCTGTTGGCAGCCATGAGAAGTCTCTGGTTGCAATCCTTCCCTGTCTCGTGGAAGGTGGATTGGTATGGGTAGGGATCGTATGTATCAATCCTATTATACCTCTCCCTCTTACGTTGTTCACGTAAAAGTTCTAAACTTCTAATGTTTGATGAGTGCGTTGAGTTCCCTTTGGATTTCCTCATCTGACATTCGCTCTACGTTTGTCTGTTCAATGCGTTCTACAGGTTTCAGTCCCGCTCTATCCAAGAGATCCTTGATCGCTCCAAGGCGCACGCTCTCGCTTTCCGCTGTCTGTGCCAGTTCTGTAAGCCAATGTATGCTTGCGGGAATCTTGTCTTGAAGTATCTTTTGAGTCTGCTCATGTATTTCATTGCTGAGAAGTTTCTTGAGTTCGTATCCCTTCTGTTTAGCTGTCTTTTGGGAATAGCCAGCCTCCACTGCAGACTTGGCTGCATTGCCAGTAAGTGAATAATACTCAACAAATTTCTCTTGTCTTTCGGTCATGTGTACATCTCTCCCCAGCCAAAGCCCCTTAACTCCCTAAGTCTTTGTTCTTCTTGGTAGCGTT